AAGGAAACAGTGGAGCAACAACAATATCAACTGCTGGTACTCCCGTTAAGGCTTCTGCAACCTATGTTGTTGGCATACAGTCTGGATTTACAGGAGATACAACAGGAAAGATTGTCTACAACGGTACTGCTGAGAGAGTTGCTGCTGTTCACGTTAGTGCTACGTTTAGTCCTGTTTCTTCAAACAATCAAGAAGTATTCATACAGGTTGCTAAAAACGGAACAGTTGAAGCTGGCAGCAAAATAACCAGAAAGGTTGATTCAGCTGAGTCTGCCAATGCTTCTACGTTTTTCAATGTTTCCTTGTCTCAAAATGATTACATTGAGCTTTATATTGGTAACGACACTAGCACAGATAATATTGTTTTGATTGATGCAATTGTGGGTATTGTGAACTAATGCCGAAGGTTATTTTGCCAATAGCTAACGGATATTATGAGAGCGATTCTCTGCCGATATCGGCGCAGGAATGCACTAACTTCTATCCGAATATAGCTCAGGCTCCTGCGTTAAATCAGGAGACTCTGTTTGGCACGCCCGGTCTTACACAAGTAGCTAGCGCAAGTGACATCAGTAACTGCCGTGGCGCACATGAAATGAACGGTGTGCCTTACTTTGTTATTGATGGAAAGCTATACAGTATGTCAGCCAGCTATGTTCTAACAGATCACGGTCAAATAGACGGATCTGGCAGAGTATCAATGGCTGACAATGGTACGCAGATGCTGGTTTTAGTGCCGGGAGGTAACGGCTACATTTACAACCACGTTACGGATTCGTTCGCTCAGATTACGGATGCTGACTTCACAGCTAACGGTAACCCGCAGCAGGTAGTCTATATAGATGGTTATTTTTGTCTTACTACAGATTCTAAGAAGTTTATTGTCAGTGCTCTGAATGATGGTCTGTCGTATAACGCACTAGACTTCGGTGCTGCTGAGTCGGATCCTGACGAAATTGTTGCTCCTATCGTATTCAAGAACCAGCTGTTTATCGGCGGCTCCCAGACTATAGAGGCTTTCCAGAACATCGGTGGCGCTGACTTCCCGTTCCAGAGAACAGGACTATTCTTGTCGAAAGGCATAGCGAGTCCTTTCAGCATTCAAGCTATTCAGGATACCTTCGTGTTTGTTGGCTCCGGCCAAAACGAATCTCCGGCGATCTGGGCGCTGCAAGGAAACGATGTAGTCAAGATCTCTACAACGGCTATAGACAAGGAGCTGACCACGCTCACGCAAGACCAGGTATTGAATATCTATTCGTGGAGCTACGCGCAGAAAGGAGCTTACTTTGTCGGATTTGCTCTTCCCAGCAGCACTTTGGTCTATGACATAATCAGCAAGCGCTGGCATGAAAGAAAGTCGTTTATCGGTGGCTTTCTTGGCGCTTACCGCGCCGCGTCCATGGTCAAGGCGTACAATCAGATCTGGGCAGGCGACATCATTGATGGCCGGATAGGCAGACTGGATCCTGATGTCTATACCGAATACGAAGAGCCTATTCGCAGATCTATTGTCACACAGCCTTTCCAAAACAACATGGACGCTTTCTTTCTCCCGCAGATCGAGATGACTGTTGAGAGCGGAGTAGGCAACAGCGACTCGGTGGATCCTCAGATTGGTATGGCGCGGAGCAAGAACGGCAAGACATGGAGCGATACCAGATACCGCAGCCTCGGGCGTATCGGTGAATATGATCACCGGTGTATCTGGCGCAGGAACGGAAGAGCATCGCGGTTTGAGCTATTTAGGTTCACTATGAGCGATCCGGTAAAGCCTGTTCTTATACAACTGACCGCGAGCATTGAGGCTTCACAATGACGTACAAGCTGAACGTCGCACAGCCGATCGTGGAAGTAAACGGCACAATGAGCCAGCCTTTCCGGCAGTGGACTCAGGAGGCTTCTCTGGCGATCCCGATAGTCGGGACAGGATCTCCTGAAGGTGTCATCGAGGCTAGGCAGTACAGTTTGTACTTGGATGAAGCTGGCGGAGCTGGCGCGATACAGTATCGCAAAATGCTTCCCAGTATAGCAGGAGACAGGACGCGAGGCTGGATACTGGTGTGATAGCGAGAACCGTCAACGCAGAATTTATCAAGAGCTACATCATAGAGCATGGCGTTTTTGATGAAATATGCGAAGACGACTTCACTACCAGCGAGTGGGCACCTGACATGAACTCAGGCTGGTTCCTGCACAAAGAAGGCGATGATGTATTAGGCATCTGGATGGCGGAGCTGAGAAACGGCATCACCATCGAGATCCATCCCACGATACCGAAGAAGTACCGCGGGAAGCTGGCATACCAAGGCGCGAATGAATTTTTCGCGTGGATATGCCACAACACGAACTACCAGAAAATCAATGCGGAAATAGCTACCTGTTTCCCGAACGCGAAGTTATTCGCCATGCAGTGCGGCATGAAGGTTGAAGGCAAAATACGCCAATCCTTCAAGAAAAACGGTACAATATACGATCAGTGGATGCTTGGCATGACTAGGCAGGAACTAGAGGCACGATATGAGTAAATTGGTCAAAATACTATTCGGCGGCGAGTCTGACGAAGCCATCGAACGTCAAGAGAAGAGCAATCAGCTGCTTCGAGACTTCCTTGCTCGGCAGGAGGCTCTGGCGCGTGCTGATATCCGCAAGTCCATGCTAAGCCAATACGGCGCATTTACAGCCGGACAACAGGCAGGTCTTAATGTGTACGGTCAGGCCATGCCACTGCAGGCCCAGGCATTCACCGGAGGCAATGTTGCGGCACAGCAGGCTCTGCTGGCTGGTATGCCAATGTACGAACAGGCCATGCGGGGAAGCGCTGTAGATTACTCGGCTCTGAAGCCATACGAAGGCAGCTACGATATGTCCTTCACGCAACAGCGTCTACCTGCAGCCGTGGTCAATCCAGCCTATCTTCAGGAGGCGACAACAATCGATCCCACTATGCGAATGCTGACTCCTGAGTACCGAGATCAACAGGCACAGATGCTGCGCATGGGAAGTCCTGCTGCAAACGCACTGGGCGGTACGGGACTTACACAAGCCGATATCGGTGAACTGATGCGAATGGGGCGTTTCTAATGGCCAGAATGCGAGAAATAGACACAGAAGGAATGTTGGGTGGTATCGGTATTCCTTCAGCAGAAGAGCTGGTTGTGCAGTTTGTACAGGATAATCCAAGCTCTGATCATTCACAAATTGCGGCTATGATTCAGAGAACCGGCGCAGATCTTGGAACTGTTGCCGACATGCTGAACGTACCACGAGACGTGGCTCAGCAAGCTTTTGATACTGCTGTGTCTGCTCAGACGCCTGTACAAACAGCAGCTAACGCTGCTCAGGCTGAAGTTGTTAAAGCGGCAGAACAGGCCGTGGCAGAAGAGCTTTCAGGCTTAGACAAGGTTGCTAATTTTATTGCTGAAGGCAATAAAACAGATCAGCAGATTTACCGCGAGATGGTAAAGAACGATGTCAACATCAATGATATTGCCACAAAAATCAATTATCCAATTGATGAAGCTACGCAAAGATATACTCGCGCACAAGAACTAACAGAGATCGAGGATATCGTTGCTTTAGGTGCTGAAGGAGCGAGAAGAGAGTTTCCAAATGGGATTCCAGATAATTTGATTCGTCGCTACGCGCTAGAGACGGCTGACTCTCCCGCCCAAATTGCTCAAAACATGGATACTTTTGGCGTATCGGTAGATGACTATTCTAGAGCAACGGGTATTCCATTGGCTCAGGTTCAAGCAATGTATGCCCAAGGAAAAGGCCTAGTTGATACGTCCGCTCAAGCTGGGACTGCCAATGTTGCTTCTGGGATCGCCTCTACCACAGCTGTAGGAGGCCGCGCAGGATCTGCAGGAGCAACAGGACTTTCCGGAGCAGAACGCGCCTTGGCTGGCGGTCTTATTGGAGCGGCGGGAACAATATCAGCAGCTGAGCAACAGGCTAGACAAGATTTCCTGCAAGGCGCAGTCCTGGCACAGCAGGCGCTTGAAAGAGGCGCTCAGGAGGCCACAGGCGCTGTCGGAGCTGGTACACAATTAGGTATGGGCGCTCTGGGTGCCGGTCTGGGAGCGGCGCGACAGGACATCACAGGCGGTCTACAGGCCGGTCTGGGTGCGTTATATCAAGGTCTGAGTGGTGCGCGTGCCGATCTGCAGGCGGCTCAAGAGGCGGCCATGCAGCAGTATGGTGCCGGTCTCGGTGATATCACCGCGGCGAGAGATCTTGCTGCTCAGCAGGTTGGTCAGGCTTTTGGTCAAGCTGGAGGTATGTTTGATCCGTACCGACAGGCTGGCACTCAGGCGCTCCAACAGCAACTGGCACTTTCTGGCGCGTTGGGTCAGGAGGCATTCCAGCAGGCTTTCAATGAGTCTCCGCAGATGCAATTCCTTCGCGAGCAAGGCGAACGTGCAGCACTTCGCACCGCGGCTGCTCGTGGCGGCGTAGGCGGCGGTAACGTCATGAAGGAGTTGGCGCGGTACAGCACC